GAAAAAGTTCAGCTACCCCTGGTGCAAGAAAGGCGACTTCGTGATGACACGGGCGTACGCCGGCACACGGTTCAAGGTCTTTGGTCGCGAGTTCCGGGTCATCAACGACGACCAGGTCGAGTGCACGATCGAGGATCCGCGCGGCGTGGCGCGCGTTTGAAGGAGAACGACATGGCAACACAAAACGACGAGTTCAAGTTCCCCGACGAGGTCGATGACAAGCCGGCCGCCGGTGCCCCTGTGGGCGACGAGTTCGAGATCGAGCTGGTCGACGACACCCCCGCTGACGACCGCGGCCGCCCAGCGCTGGCCGAGGAAGTACCGGACCCCTCCGACGAGGAGTTGCAGGCCTACTCCAAGAACGTCCAGGACCGGATCAAGAAGCTGACCCACAAGTCGCACGACGAGCGGCGCCGGGCTGACGCCCTACAGCGTGAGCGCGACGAGCTGGAGCGGGTGGCGCGCCATACGATGGCCGAGCGGGATCAGCTCAAGCAGCAGTTCGGGCAAGGCGCGCAGATCATCGCCACCCAGGCCAAGTCTATGGCCGAAGCAGAGGTGGTCACGGCGGAAGGCGAGCTCAAAGCGGCGCACGAAGCGTTCGATACGGACGCGGTGATCGCGGCACAGAAGAAGCTGTACGCCGCGATGATGAAGGTCGACCGGGCGCAAAATTTTTCGCTGCCCGCTTCACAACCGGAAAAAACTGATGTACAGTCGCGCCCATCGGACCAAGAAACCCGACCCGCCCTTGATGAAAAGACGTCCACCTGGATGTCCCGCAACAAGTGGTTTGGCGAAGGTGGCGATGAAGCGATGACCGGCTTTGCTCTTGGGCTGCACCAACAACTGGTCAAAAAACACGGTGAGTCATTCACCCGCTCCGACGAGTATTACTCGCACATCGACAAGGCCATGCGCCAGACCTTCCCTGATCGTTTCAAGGGAACCCAGACCCGTACTCCTTCTGTTGTCGCCCCAGCCGGGCGTGTGGCCGCAGGCCCGAAGAAGGTGCAGTTGACGTCCACCCAGGTGGCGTTGGCCAAGAAGTTCGGTATGACCAATCAGCAGTACGCTGCTGAACTCGTGAAACTTGAGCAGGAGAATGCAAATGGCTAACGCCCGTACACCCCGCGAGCAGGACTCGCGCGAACAGGAAAAGCGCAGTGAGTACACCCCCTCCAGCGCATTGCCGGACCCCGCCCCCAGCGACACCCACGACTACCGTTGGGTGGCAACCCATGTGATGGGCGCGCTGGACCCGATGAACGCTTCCAAGCGTTTCCGGGACGGATGGGAACCCTGCAAGGCGGATGATCACCCCGAGGTTCACATCCCGGGGAACAAGGAGGGGAACATCGAGATCGGTGGGCTGATGCTCTGCCGTATGCCCAAGGAACGTGCGCAAGCCCGGGCCCGGTACTACGAGAAGCAGGCAGACGCACAGATGACCTCGGTGGACAACAACTTCATGCGCAACAATGACGCCCGTATGCCGCTGTTCACGGAACGACAATCCGAGACGACGCGGGGTGCGGGATTCGGCAAAGGCAATTCTCGATAGGAGGTTTTTATGGCACTTGTTGCTTCTCCCTACGGGCTAGTTCCCGTCCAGCGCCTCGGAGGTACGCCGTACAACGGCGGCGCCGTGCGTATGATTCCGATGACGGTGAACAGCGCCACCCAGATCAATACGGGCGACGTGATCCTGATCGGTGCGGCTTCCGCAGGCCAGCCCAGCGCAGCCACCAGCACGGTCACCACGTCCACCGGCGGTGTGCTTGGGGTGTGCGTCGGCGTCTCGTACGTCGATCCCACCCTCAAGCAGCAGCTGTTTGCCATGTCGCTTCCCGGCGGCGCGGTCACGGCGGGCTACACGAACATCCTGATCCATGTGAACGACGACCCCGATCAGCTGTATAAGTTGCAGTCGGCCGGCTCCGTCGCCCGCACGGTCCAGGGCAAGTTCTGCGCGCTGGAGAACTTCGGCAGCGGCACGTATGGCAACTCGACCATTCGCGGCGCCACCCCTGCCAACACCGCGACGCTCGCCATGCGCATCGTCGATTTTGCTTCCACGCCGGGCGACGCCTTCACGGACTTGATCGTCAAGTTCAATTCGGGCGTGCTGATGTGGGACACCACCACCGTCCTGGCCAACTAAGGGGAACACACCATGGCAATCTCACGTGCCCAGCTACTCAAGGAACTGCTCCCCGGCCTCAACGGGCTGTTCGGGATGTCGTACAAGACGTACGAGAACCAGCACACGGAAATCTTCGAGACCGAGTCGTCCGACCGCTCGTTCGAAGAAGAAACCAAGCTGTCTGGTTTCAACCAGGCTCCGGTGAAGAACGAAGGCGCCGGCATCGCGTACGACACTGCGCAGGAAGTGTTCACCGCCCGCTACGTCCACGAGACGATCGCGATGGGGTTCTCGATCACCGAGGAAGCCATCGAGGACAATCTCTACGACAGCCTGTCGGCACGGTACACCAAGGCGCTCGCCCGGGCCATGGCCTACACCAAGCAGGTGAAGGCCGCGGCGATCCTGAACAACGCGTTCAGCCAGAACTTTCTGGGTGGTGACTCGGTCTCGCTGTGCGGTGTGAACTCCGGCGGCACCCGCGTCGGCCACCCGCTGGTTGGCGGCGGTGCCAACTTCAACTCGCCGGCCACGATGGTGGATCTGAACGAGACCGCAATCGAAGCGGCCGTCATCCAGATCCAGGCTTGGACCGACGAACGCGGCCTGCTGGTGGCGGCCAAGCCCCGCAAGCTGGTGATCCCGCCGGCCTACCAGTTCGTGGTCAAGCGTGTGTTGGGCTCGGAGCTGCGGGTGGGCACCTCGGACAACGACCTGAACGCCCTCAAGGCGCTGGGGACCGTTGGTTCGGGCTACACCATCAACAACTTCCTGACCGACCCGAACGCCTGGTTCATGCTGACGGACGTGCCCAACGGCCTGAAGATGTTCCAGCGTGTCGGCATGAAGACGGCCATGGAAGGCGACTTCGAGACCGGCAACGTGCGCTACAAGGCCCGCGAGCGTTATTCGTTCGGTTGGTCGGACCCGCTGGCCATCTGGGGCAGCTTCGGCTCGTCCTGATCGGTCGTAGGTTGACGTGAAAAAGGCCCCGCTTGGGGCCTTTTTTCTACCTCAAGAACGGAGTGCATATGGCAAAGTCACCAGCCTGGACGCGCAAGGAAGGCAAGAACCCAACAGGCGGCCTGAACGCCAAGGGTCGCGCGAGTTACAACAAAGCCAACCCGGGCAAGCCCGGGCTCAAGGCGCCGCAGCCCGAGGGCGGCCCGCGCAAGGACTCGTTCTGCGCACGGATGGGCGGAATGCCTGGGCCGATGAAAAAACCAAACGGAGAGCCAACGCGTAAAAAGCTGGCTTTGGATAAATGGAAGTGCTGACCAAAACCTGTACGCGATGCCGAGTCGAAAAGCCGCTGGACGCGGCTACATTTCCACCGCACAACAAGACAAAGTCAGGTTTCGACAGCTGGTGCCGCGCCTGCCGTGCGGAGTACCGGAACGCCAATTGTCGCGGAAGACATCGGGGTGTTATCTCGGACGCCGCCTTGGCGGACATCAAAGCGACAGTGACAGAATGCGTGATTTGCGGCAGCGTCGAACCCCTTGTTGTCGATCATGCGCACGATACGGGTAAGGTTCGCGGCATGTTGTGCAACCACTGCAATCGAGGGTTAGGGCATTTCCGGGACGACCCGCTGCTTTTGGAGTTCGCGGCGCAGTATTTGTACGCGTCTTCAGACCACCCCAACTGGGACGCATACCGAGATCAGGCCAAGTTGACGTCCGAGAAGACGGCCAACGACCCGAACAGTCGGATCAACAAGTCGCTTCGTGCGTGGAAGTGTTGACCTGTCGCGCAGTCGGAGTACACTATCCGCACCCAAGATTTTCACCCGCGCAGACTGGCTTGGCAGACACTGTGTAGACGGCGCGGGTTCAGCTCACACAGGAGTTCCAAATGGCAAATACAACCTTCTCCGGCCAGCTGCGAGTCGGTGAGATCCAGAACACCACCGGCACCACCCTCGGCGTTGATGTAGCAAACGTCGGCCAGGTCGTCCTGGCGCAGTCCGCGGCCATCACGCAGGCGGCGACAACCACGCCGACCAACATCGTCATCCCGGCCAACAGCCAGATCCTGCGCATCACCCTGTCGGTGACCACAGCCTGGACGGGCGGCGCGACCACCACGGGTGTGGGAACCTCGGCGCTGGCTACGGCATTCACGGCCGCCGGCGCGGTTGCCGGCGGCACGATCGGTAAAGTAGGTGTCACTCCCGGCACGGACGCGACCCGTACCGCGGCTTTCTTGGATGTTGGCACCAGCGACGTACGCATCGTGGTCACGAACACCAACACAGGTTCTGGTGTCGGCGCAATCACGGTCGAGTACATCCAAAACCGCAACCTGCTGTAAGGAGCCGACATGGGACGTCCCGTAACGCGGACAGTGTCGGGCGCCACGGGCGCGTCCTCCGTTGTTCCGCTCAACACACTCAACCCTCGGCCCTTCAACGTCGGGCTCCTGGCCGACGTCACCGGCACCCTGACCTACTCGGTCGAGTACACCTTCGACGATGTCCAGGCCAACGGCTACAGCCCGGCCTCGGGCGTTTGGAACGCGGTCTCTGGTATGGGTGCGCAGACAGCAGACGCTACCGGCTCCCTCTCGTTCCCGGTCACGGCGGTGCGACTCAACGTCACAGCCTGGACCAGCGGCTCCGTGACGCTCACGGTCCTCCAGAATCCTTGAGGTGAACATGGACAAAGCAAGCATTGACGCGGCGCGCGCACAAGCCAACCAGGTCACCGCGGTCCTGACGCCTATCCTACAAGCCCTGCAGTCCGCTGGCGAGGTGCTGTCCACGGCGTCGAACGCCGCCAAGCAGCAGGCCACACTGGCGGGGGATCTGAAGGAGTTGGAGAACCAAGCGATCACGCTGCACGAAAGCATCGCCGCCTTGCAGGTGCAGAAGGCCGATCTTCAGGCGGAGGTGGCCAAAGCCGAGCTGGAAGCCAAGGCCCTGGCCAAGGCCGCCACGCAGGCCGCCCAGGAAAAGGCCAAGGCGGCCGAAGCGGCGGCGGCGGAACGTGCGGCTGCGGCGGAACGTGCGGCTGCGGAGAAGGAAGCTGCTTTCACGCAGCACATCCAGGATGTCCAGCGCAGCACGGACGCGGAAGTGGCCGCGCTGTTCACGCGACAGCAGACGGCTGCGGAGGCAGCCGCGGATGCGGAGGCCAAGCTGGCATCGGTACGCGAGCAGGCGCAGAAGTTCGCGGCCTCGCTGGGGGGTTGACCCGTGGCGGTGCGCAACGGCACCAGCGGGCTGTACAACGAGGAGTACAGCGTCAACAACGTCGAGAACGCGGCGACCACGTACATCGGCAAGGTCACGCCCGGAGGTCGTTGGTTGATACAGCGTTATGTGGACGCAACAGGCGTGTTTGATTACGCAAACTTGTCGAACAACACGAGCACGACGACGTATGGCGCGGCG